CCACCCGGCCCGGGGTGATGCCCAGGGCGACGGCGATCTCTGCCTGTGTCGGTCGTTTTTGAACCATGTTTACCACTTCTAGTTGAAGATGTACCGATGACGTTTAGCTCTTGAAAGATTGCCCACTACCGCGATTTCGCGGTTCGAACCGCCCTCGCTGGGGAGGCTGTGGAGGGACCCACTTTTTTGGGGAGGCAGGTGGGTGCCACTAGTGCAACACCCTGCACGCGACATCGCTGCCGTACACCAGCTGGCCCACGACATCCGGCCCGGGCGTGAGGTAGGACCGGCATCGAGCTGCAAACATTGCCGGTGTCTCGCCAGGCATGCGCCACAACGCCGGCAGCCGGCCGGGGATCGCCGCGCAGCCGATGAACGTGCGGCCCGATGCATCACCCATCAGCACCAGGTTGCCGGGCTCTGTACGCTTTTTCATGGTCGGGGTTCCTTGGTAACGGATCGATTGATCTGTGTCGCCGATCTGTGACCGTGAAACCCGCATGAACAGGGCTTGGTACCAGATACGACACTTACTACACATGAAATATGAATTGGAACGTGCGCGCGCGTGTGAAGAAAACAGCGGTTCATCTGTCGCATCTGTTACCAGCCCCTGTTCATGCGGGTTACAGATCGGGTAACGGATCGGTAACGGATCACTCATCGCTGCCATCCGTGCCGTATCCGCGCATCAATGCCGCAAAGCCTTCGACCTGGTCCTCGCACCAGTGGCCCATGCTCTGGGTCTCTGGGTGCGCCGTGGTCATCCACACCCGGGCAGGCTTGCCGCTGGGCTGCAGCTTGACCTGCTTGTTGACCAGCGCGTTGCCGCAAATTCGCATCACCTGCCGGCTGAAGTGAATCTGTGACGCGGGGAAGCGCTCGCCCTGCAGCCTGCACCAGCGCACATACAGCCGGTAGGCCTGCATCGAGCTGCAGGTACGGAAAGGGACCTCCAGCTGGTCAGCGCTCCAGGCGTGCCACCAGCGCTCCGCCGTGGACCTTCCGAGGTCGATTAGATCGGCCTTAGCCTGCGTGGAGGGGGGCGGGGAGAATGGATCGAAGGCCGATAGGTCGCGCTGCATCAGGTCCCAATAGAAGGCCTCTATGCCGCCGTTCTTCATGCAGTGCGCGATCCGTTGATAGAAGAGCTGGTCGCGCTTTGGCGGCGTCCAGATCACGAAGTAACGCCGGTCTGATGCGTCCAGGGCGTTGGGCTGCAGCTCGTTGGACAGGAACACCAGGTTGACGTGGTTGCACTCTTTGCGCAGCGGCTGCATCTTCGCGTTGATCAGGATCTCTGTGCCCGATATCAACGCCTTGAGCGATCCTTTCAGGTGGCGGCGCTCATGCGGACTTGCCAGGACCTCATCACCCACAGCGAACAGCAGCCGGGAGGCCCAGTCGTTGAACTTGTCTTCGAGCTGGCTCTGGCCGATCACGCGGCCATACTCGCCGTAGATGGCGCGCACGATCTCCCACAGCAGGCTTTTTCCGCTGCCCTCGTCGCCGTGCATGATCACGCTGGTGGGCATCTTTGCGCCCAGGTTCTGCAGCGGGTAGGCGATCCAGTTCAACAGCCAGGGGATACGCTCCTTGTCGTTGTCCATGAGATGCTCGACCAGGTCATGGATCGGCCCACTGTTGCCAGCCTTGGGCGTCAGGGGCAGACCATTGAAGAGGTTCAGGCGTTGCGGCCCACACTTGCCGGTTGGGTCGAATACGACATCCTCCGGCATGATCACCCTCCGCCTGGCGGACGCCATCCACTGGTTATAGATGTCGCGTCCGTACTGGTTGCGAAGACCCGCCAGAGATACCCGCCGGCCGCTGCGCACGTTCCAGGCGTACTCGCTGCAATACTCGTAGGCGTAGTCCCGCTCCAGCTCCGTCATAGAACCGGTGTCCAGGCGCGGCGGTCGTTTCTTCATCGGGGGATCACCAGCCAGGCCTTCGCCGATGCCACTGTGGCACCCTGGAAGACAGTTTTACCCTGCGAGTCGACCAGTGCCACAAACCCACCTGTACCGGCGAAGGCGTCAACCATGCGCACGGTGTACCCGCGCTGGCGTGCCAGGGCGGCGACTTCGAGCTGCAGGGCGCGGTCCTGGTGGCCCTGGTGCGGTTGCGGTCGTGTCATCGCTCGCCGCGCTCCCGGGAGTCCTCGATCTTCTTGAACGAATCCAGGGCCTGGCGCTCCGCCACCTGGACCCACCGCTCGGGATGAACCACCAGCTTGCCGCGCACCCTGGCCACAGCCTCGGAGCGCGCCAGGTCAGGACCCAGCAGGCGCCGGGCCCAGCGGACGGACTGCTCGCTGGGGTAGAGCGCGCCGGGACCATCCCACAGCGAGCGCAGCGGCTTGAATCCGGCCATCAGCTGGACGCCACCGGCCGGTCGACTTGCATTCGATTTCCTTGCCATCTGAAAAACTCCATCGGTTAGTGATTTGTCAGGGCCCCCCCGGACCCCTAGAGGTTGCCCTCTGGTGCAACTTTGCGCGGGTTGGCGACAAAAAGTCAGGGGGAAAAATGTCACAACCCCTCGCCACCACACAAACTCGCCACAAAGGAAAACACCCGCCCAGCGTAGTCACTACGTTTCCCAAAGTTCAGGGGGAAAAATGTCACAACCGCCCACAAAAAAACCGCCCGTAGGCGGCTTTTGCTGGCCCCATGCGCCCGGCTACCGGCGACGGCCTGCCGGCGGTGCCTTGGGGCTTTCTGTGCCCTCCAGCGGCTTGCGGGTGGCACGCTTGGCAGCGCTGCGGTCCAGGACCTTCTGCAGGCGCTGCGGGGGCGGCTGGCGGCGCAGATTGGCGCCAGTGACCCGGGGCGCACGGGGGAGGCCGTCAGGCTTGTCGCTCATGACGTCACCTCGGTCGCACGGCGGTGCTCGATGTAGCCATGGTGCATCGCCTGCAGCAGCGCATGGGCGAGCTGCAGGTTATGCATGGCGCTCCAGTGCGCCGAAGGCTCGCCGCTCTGGTCGGTCATGGTTTCGGACTCGATGGCATCGCGCGCAGAACCGACCAGCATCGACAGCTCATCGAAGGCCTGGCCCAGTGGGACGCCGGCCGGCACCGCGAAGGCGCTGATTGCCCCGTTCTTCAGGGGATAGGCGATGGTGGTCGGCTCGGTGTTGGCAATGGTGTTCATGATCATTCTCCTGAAGTAATGGCAATGGATTGAAGGGCGCTCCGGGTAGGCTGCGCTGCGTTGATGGCGGCGGCGGCGAGGTCCTGCAGCTGCTGGAGCGCCGCCTGGATCTGCAGCTCGATCTGCTCGGCCTGCGGGTATGCCGCCAGGATGTTGACCGCGCAAAACTGGTCCAGCGCGAAATTCAGGTGCCTGGAGGCCTCGGTGATCGCGCAGGCGACTTCGATGGTGGTGTCGGTCATTGGATGCTCCCGAGTGCGGCCAGCATGGCGCTGGCCTTGGTGGCGACGGTCAGGTGGGCGTAGCGCTGGCTCATGTCCAGGCGCCGGTGCCCCAGGACCTCGGCGATCACGTTCAGGGGCGTGCCGGCCTGCGCCAGGTAGCTTGCGCAGCAGTGGCGCAGGTCGTGGAACTTGAAGTTCTTCAGCGCCGCGGCGGCCACCGCCGTGCGCCAGGGCGTCTCCAGGCTTACCGGGCTGTGGTACTTCGAGCGCACGCTGCCAAACACCAGGCGCGCCGGATCGGACGACTCGAAGGGGCGCAGGGCCTCGATCACATCGCTCAGCAGCACCAGGACGCGCCGGTCGCCATTCTTCGATCGGCCCAGGCTGGCCCGGCCGGCGTCCAGATCGACATCGCGCCAGGTCAGCGCCAGCAGCTCGCCGCGCCGCGCACCCGTCTTCATGGCCATCAGCACCAGGGCGAACAGGCGCGGGTAACTGGACGCCTTGCAAGCCTTGAACAGCCGACCGCGCTCGGCCTCATCGAGGAAACGCACGCGGCCGTCCTTTTCGGGCAGGCGGCGCATCGTGCGGCAGGGGTTGGACCAACCGGCGGGGGTCAGGCGCTCCTCGGCTGCCCAGGTGAAGACGGCGCTCAAGGAGGCCATGTAGCGGTTCACCGTGGCGGTGGTGCGCGGCCCCTTGCCCACCTTCATGCCGAAGACCTTGCGGCCCCGGAAGTCTTTTCCCTTGTAGACCTGCGCCGGATCCTCGGACAGTGCCTGGCGGCATGTCTTGATGGCGTCGACGGTGATTTCTTCCAGAAGGAAGTCGCCCAGCATGGACTGCCAGGCGGACAAGCGCTGGGTCCTGGTGGTGTCACGGCCGGCGTAGACGGCCATGTAGCGCCCAATGAGCTCGCGCAGGCGCAGCTGTTGGGGTCGCTGCGCCTGGGTGCGCAGCCTCTCACGAATGGATGTCGCCCCGGGGAAGGCTATATCCGATGCAAACACTGTTTCTGTCATGGTGAACTCCGGTTGTTACCGCAAAGCGGCGGACTATCGGAGTCCAGGACAGGCGCTGACAAATCACTAACAAAATCAACGCGTTACACGTTGAGGTGGTGGGTCCTGAGTGACTCGAACACTCGACCTACGGATTAAGAGACCCGTCAAGCACTCCGATAGCCGCAAATGTACACCAAAACAGGCGCGAAAAAAAAGGGCCCCGGCAATCACGCCAGGACCCCAAAAAGAAGCTTATGCTTGTAAATTACCCGACCAAAACCAGCGACAGCTCTATGCCAGCGCGCCTCCGTACTGCATCGACCGCATCGTGCTGGCGAACATCTTTCGCTCACTGTTTGCCAGCGCCTTCTCGACCATGCTCACCGACGCCACATCGCCCACCGTGAAGCTGTTGTAATTCACGATGCTAGCCCCGGCGGCGCCGCCCTTGGTGTGGTCAATGATGGTCTCGCGTGGGTGCAAGACCGACAGGAAACCGCCTTTGCCATCCAGGCCACCGGCACGCGCGCCGCTGCCGGTGTAGCCGCCGCCGTCGAAGCTCAGCAGGCCGCCCAGCGCGCTGGTGAAGAACCCGCCCAGAGGCTCGGTAATCGACTTGCGGATGGTCAGGCGCAGCAGGTCCTGGCCGACGCCCTTGAGGACGTCAGAGAGCTTCGCGCCGCCGACAATGGCATCCTCGAAGGCGCTGCTGAAGGACAGGCCCAGGTCGTCCACCAGGCTCTTGGTTTTCTCGACTGTTTCGCCGGTCTGGCCGACAGCGTTCTGCACGGCCTGGATGTACTGCTCCACGCCGCCGGCCAGCCGGCCGGCGGAGAACTCTTCGGCCAGAAGCTCGACGTTTTCGCGGATGCGCGCAAGGCGCTCCTCATCGGTGTTACTCAGCAGGCCCTTGAGCTGCGCCTGGCGCTCCTGTGCCCTTCGGCGCTCCTCCGCCTGCGCTGCTTCCTCGCCGGCGATCAGGCCGGCATCGAGCTCGGCGCCCTCTCTGACCGCTTCCTGTATCGCCTTCTTCAGCTCGCGCTGCTTGTCGATCTCCTCCGCAATGCCCAATATCGCCTGGTTGGCGATGGCATTGGTTGTGCGCCCCAGGTTTTCCGCGATGCGGATGCGGGCCTTTTGGACCTCGGTCAAGTCTTGTTCTGCTTCCAGCGTGCGCTTGAGGGTCTCCATGTAGCGCTCCATCGCGTTTTCCTGCGACCGGACAACCGCCAGGCTCGAATCTACGGGCTGGGTCTTTGTCGGCCCTCCTGCAGTGCCCCCCAAGGATGGCAGGGGACCCGCAACCGCTGGCGCAGAAGCGAAGGTGTCCAGTACCTTGCGATAGTTTTGGGTGACCCTCAGCTGCTCCTTGATGCCGGCGATCTGCGCCTTCGTGTTGTTGACTACACGCGAGTCCTCAGCGAACCCCTGGCCGCGCTGGTCTTGCAGGGCCTTCTCCAGGTTCAGCAGGATCTCAGTCTGCTCGAAGAGCGCCTTGTTGTTCTTGTAGCGGTCGTCACCAGTGACCAGGGTGCGGAAGCCCTCGATCAGGCCGCTTTGCTTCAGAGCTGCGGCGGCGTTGTTGATGCCGGTGATCAGGTCACTGGTCAAGATTCGGCCCAGGTCCTGCGCGTTCTTCTGCATCTGGAATAACTGCAGGTTGAATTTCTCCGCCTCTGCGGCCTGTTCCGCGGTGACGGTGGCCACCAGGCGGCCCTGCGTTGCCAAGTTCGACAGGAACGGCGCCACCTCGCGCAGCGACTTTCCGAACAGCTCCTGCATCCGCCTGGCCTTGTTGCCGTCATCAGCGAACCCAGCCAGCGCCACCGCAGTCCGTCGGAGGGCCTCTGCCGGATCCAATTTCTGCAGCTCCTCGACGCTGAGGTTCAGCCCCTTGAGCGCCGCCTCTGCCTGCGAGCCCGGCCTGGCGTCCTTGAGCACGCCGTTGAACTTGACCAGCGCAGCGCCCACCGTGTCGAAGCTGGTGCCGGTACGGGCGGCGATGTCCTCCAGTGCGCTGATGTTCTCGATGCTCGCGCCACTGGCGTCCTTCAGGTCGTTCAACGCATCCACGCCGTCATTGATGCCCTTGACCAGGCCAGCCAGGGCGCCAGCGCTCAGGCCGGCACCGAGGCCGCCCAGCACGTTGCCAAGCTTGGCACCGACCAGGTTGAGCTTGTCGATCTGGCCGCGCACGTTGGCCAGCACCCGGCTGGCGTTATCGGTGGCGGTGAGGACGATGGTGGGATCAGCCATTGAGGTTACCTCGGTGATTTGGTGAAGGTGGTGGCATACCGCACGCGCCGTGCCGCAAACGTGCCCGGATTGCCACCGTGCGGCAAGGAAGAACCGCTCCGGTCAGCAGCCATACGAAAACCTGTTTCCCTGCCGATGCGAAACAGGGGAGGTACCTGCACCGATGGCCGCTGAGCCTAGGGGCAAGTCAATTGAGACCATGGCCCTGCTACCAGTTGTGGACCCAGGACCTGGTGCGATCCCGGACACCGCTTTGCATGGCGGCGTCACGCTCACGAATGGCGGCGATCGCCACTGCGCGGTCGCTCGGGTCAACATAGACAGCTCGGCCCGTGGTGACGGTCTCATGCGCCGCGCAGGGATCGAGCTGCACCACCTTGCCGGCGTCGACGTGTGCGCCCTCGACGAACACCGGGCGCAGGATCTTGATTTTGATCAGCGGCATGGCGCAGGCCTCAGACAAGGTGGACGGTCTTGTAGACCAGGTGGCGATCCGCCTGGTCAGCGAAGTCGGCACGCCGGGTGGCCAGCACCTCGGCGGCGATGCGTGCCTGCACCTGGAAGACCTCGCCGATCTCCATGCGCTTGCCGTTGGCCCACAGTGGGGTGATCGCCTTCAGGCTCACCAGCCGGGCCGGGTCATAGGGTGGCGTGTTGGGTGTGATCATGGCGTGTCAAAGACGGTGCCCCACTTGCAGAAATTACGAGGGCGATGCACGATTACATCGGCATGCACCAGCACGCGCACCTGCACGCCGCCGGTCTTGAACAGCGTGTAAGGGTCAACCTCGATGCGCGGGCCTGCGCCCCAAATCGCCAGCATGATCTGGGTCCAGTCCCCGCAGAAGAGATATTCCGGGCAGTTGTACGATGCGAGTGCAGGGGTAGAAACCATCGCGTTTTCGCGCCAAAGCGAGTACGTGCCGCCCTTGGACAACCGCTCGGTGGTCATGAAATGGCGAACGTTGGGACTCGCCAGAAATTTGATATCTCCGTCCTGCGATCCTTCGTTCGCAATTGCGGTCACCATCCCAGAAGCTTCGGTCTGCTGGAATTCTCCCGTTCCCGAAACAGAAAGGCCGGGCGTGTACAGAAGGCCTCGCGGCTGGCCCTCGCTGCCGGTGCCCTGGAACACTGCGCGGTCGACCAGGTTGCCGATCATTGAGGTCAAGTGACTGCGGATGAACGCATCCGCCTGCTGCGAGTGCCGAACAAAGTTGAAGCTGGCTTTCAGCAGGCCGCCGCCGGTCTTCGGTCGGCTGGCCGTAGTGCCGATGGTCACATCGCTGGCCGTAAATGCCGAACTCTCGTTTGGCAGCCACTGGCCGGTGGCGATCTGCGCACTGTTGGGCGCATCACCAGGCCCGGCCGGGTTTGTCACTGTCGGGATCAGAAGATCCGTGATCAGGTTTTCCTCGACCTGGACGCCCAGGCGCATGGCAGTCGACTTCTCCCACAACACATCGCGAAAGCCTGCGGTCTTCGCGCCGACCAGGTTGCCACCCGCGCTCGGAATGCCGACCGTCAGGTCGCGCTGAGCCAGCAAGCCGATGGGTACGTGGGTACTCTGCGCGTCGAAACTCTGGCCGGTTGCCAGCGCCCCCGCCTTACAGACGTCGTACTCGAAAGTGCCTGGGAAATTCCGCTCTGCCATGTTCTGCAGCATCCGCGCAAAGGAGAACCGCTCCTTTTGCTTTGGCCGGGCCAGCTCGGCATACAGGCCGGCCAGGTCGCTGGCCATGCGGGTCAGCTGCTGCGCTCGAACGGGATCGACTGTTTCAAAACTGTTCATCTCGGTAGCTCCTAAAAAAGTGCCTCGATGGTGGCGGCCACTTCAATGCCTGTCACGCACCAGCTTGAGTTTGTGAGTTTCAAACTCACACCACCTGCTGGATCGACCAGACAACCAGGCGGCCATCCAGGCCGCGCAGCAGCTGCAGGCCACCATCAGCGGTCGTGAACAACTCGCCGGGCCTGACGCGTTCAGCGAGGTACCGCCCCAGGCTGCGGGCGCTGGACTCGAGGACGCCGGTCGATGTGATCGCCGACAGCAGGGCAAGCCCGGCCGGATCACCCTTGATGGCTCGCCCCAGCAGGTCGCTGACAGCCCAGGTCTTGCCGCCCATCGCATCGAAGGCGGCGACCACCAGCTGGTCGAGCTGCGATGAGTCATGTTTCGTGACAGCCGCAGCCGCCATCCGTTCCAGCAGCCCCTCGACCCGGGCCAGGCGCTGCGCAACGTCCTGCAGCAGGCCGACAGACTCACCGACCATCTGCGCGTGGCTGCGCGGGTCGTAGCTGGTCAATGCGCCCATGATCAGACTGCCGGCGTATCGCTGTAGCTGCGCATGACCTGGTGCAGCTCGCCCTCCAGGAGCTGGGTGACGGTCACCAGGTCAGCCTCTGCGGCCAGCTGGGGCGCCAGGCGCGCCGGCATCTGCAGCAGTGCATCGCGCAGCGCCGACAGCTTGCCGGCCACCGCAGCGCGCACGGCGTCGACGCGGATCAGCGCCCCCTCCAGCTCGCGCTGCTTGAACTCCGCAATGGCCGCTTCTGCCTGCTCGCGCCGGGCCCTCGACGTCCAATAGGTGTCACCAGCCGGCGCGGTGGCGTCCTCGCCCACGCTCCCCCCCTCCTCCTGCGCCGCAGGCGAGGCCAGCGGCTTGGCAACGGCCATAGGTGCCACGTTCTGGACCCGCCAGGCACGCGCAGCCTCGATGCCATGCAGCGGCATGCCGCGCTTCTTGAGCTGCGCCACCCGGCCCGGGGTGATGCCCAGGGCGACGGCGATCTCTGCCTGTGTCGGTCGTTTTTGAACCATGTTTACCACTTCTAGTTGAAGATGTACCGATGACGTTTAGCTCTTGAAAGATTGCCCACT